CGATGAGCCGGCGCAGATGGACCCGAGGGCTTGGCCGGAAGTCATTCGTCCTACTCTGTCGGATTATGCTGGTTGGGCTACTTTTATCGGCACTCCTGCGGGTCGTGACTGGTTCTACAAGGTAGACCGCAATGAGTCCGGCGATGAATTGCCGGACTGGTTCAGGCTCACGCTGAAGGCCAGTGAGACCGGGATCATCAAACCGGACGAGCTCGAAAGCCTGAAGTCAGGTCTGACTGACGAGCAGTTCGCGCAAGAGTTCGAGTGCAGCTTTGAGGCCGCTGTCATCGGCGCCTATTACGGCAAGCTGATGGGGCAGGCGGCCGATAGGATCACGGGTGTACCACATGAACCAACCGCTCAAGTCTATACAGCATGGGATTTGGGGATTCGCGATAGTACAGCCATATGGTTCGCTCAAGTTATCGGCCGTGAGATCCACGTCATCGACTATTACGAGGCTTCAGGCGTCGACCTTGGGCATTATGTCCGGGAAATCCTCCAGCGGTCATCGTACATTTACGCAGGCCATATTGTACCACACGACGCCCAAGCCAAAGAACTGGGAACGGGCAAAAGCCGCTTGGAAGTTCTGGAAAGCCTTGGGCTGAAGAACATCACTGTCGCGGCAATGCATCGGGTGGAAGATGGAATTAATGCGGTTCGCACTATCATTCCACGTTGCTGGTTCGATGCTCGAAAGTGCGCTCGCGGAGTGGATGCGCTTAAGCTGTATCGCGCTGAATATGACGACAAGCTGCAAGCGTTGAAGCCGCGGCCGGTTCATGACTGGACGAGCCACGCTGCCGATGCGTTCCGTTACCTCGCAATGACCTTGGATTCCAGGATCGTGAACACCGGATTCAATCGCTCGCTCAGCTATCCAAACATGGGCGTCGCCTGATGGCTAAGATGGATCTGGGCGAGCTCAAGTCTGTGCTGGCTTCGGAGAAGGCCAACGCATTGGCCGCGCTCGTTGCTGCTCAGCTCAGCCAGGATCGCGCGACCGCGATGGAATATTATCTCGGCGACATGTCGCAGGATATGCCCGCGGTAGACGGCCGATCGAGCGCGGTATCCACTGACGTTGCGGATACGATTGAAGGTCTCATGCCGGCGCTGATGGACATCTTTGCGGGATCTGATGAGGTTGTCCGGTTTGAGCCTGTCGGCCCCGAGGATGAAGAGGCGGCGCAACAGGAAACCGACTATGTGAACCACGTCTTCATGCAGCAGAACCCTGGTTTCATGACGCTGTATTCGTTCGTCAAGGACGCGCTGCTCAGCAAGGTCGGCATCGTCAAGGTTTGGTGGGAAGAGCGCGAAGAGGAAGAGCGCGAAACCTACTACGATCTGACCGAAGAACAATTCCAGATGCTGACGCTGGCGGTGCAGCAGTCCAACGGGGAGATGCAGATCGTTGAGCATACCGCCAATTGGCCGGCGTCGAGCGAGATGACCAGCTGATGGACGCGCAGACGCCTCAGAACATGCTGAACCCGGCGTCGATGCAGGAGCCGGGCCAGCAGATGGCGAATATACCGCTTCCTGCGCCGGCAACCCATGACGTGACGATAGTGACGACGCGCAAGCGTGCCCAGGCCAAGGTCATGGGGGTACCTCCGGAAGAGTTCGGCATCGAGCGGGGTGCGCGGACGATCCAAGAGGCAAACTACTGCTTCCATGAGATCGTAACCAAGACCGTCAGCCAGTTGATTGACGAGGGATTTGACGAGAATCAGGTCAACAACCTCGAGGACTACACCGGGAATTCCGAGGTCGAGACGCTTTCCCGCGATACGGTAGGTGAGCACTACAATACGGTTTCGGCATCGAGCAACAAGGCCGCTCGTCTCGTGAAGGTCACCGAGCATTATATCCGGCTGGACTACGAAGGTAAGGGCCGCGCTTGCCTTTACCAGGTCATCACGGCAGGAACGCAGGGCGATATCCTGCTGAAGGACGACAAGCCTGCGATCACGCCGTTTGATGCGATCCCATTTGCTGCGACGTGCCCGGTTCCGCAGCCTCATCGGTTCTTTGGCCGCTCGATCGCCGAACTCGTGATGGATCTGCAGCGCATCAAGACGGCGCTGATCCGCGGCGCGCTCGATAACCTCTATCTGCACAACAATCCGCGGGTTGAGGTGTCGGAAGCCAATGCCGGCCCGAATACGTTGGATGACCTGTTGGTCTCGCGCCCGGGCGGTGTGGTGCGCACCAAGACGCCGGGCGGCCTGAACTGGCAGGCTGTCCCGGACATCACGGCAAGCATCTATCCGGCAATTCAGTATTTCGACTCTGTGCGTGAGCAGCGGACCGGCATGAGCCAACAATCGCAGGGGCTCGATGCCAACGCGCTGCAGAACCAGTCGGCTACCGCGGTTGCGCAGGTGTTTTCGGCCTCGCAGATGCGAACCAAGCTGATTGCCCGCATCATGGCGGAGGGCGTGCGGGACATCTTCTCGCTGCTTCATGGCACGATCAGGAAGCACGGCTCGCAGGCCGCGACCGTCCGGCTCCGCAACAAGTGGGTGAACGTCGATCCGCGGAACTGGAAAACCCGTGACGACATGACGATCAATGTCGGGCTAGGCAATGGCGGGAAAGCCCAGCAGTTCGCCCAGACCATGGCGCTCGGAAACGTGCAAAAGGAACTGCTGGCCGGTGGCAAGAGCAATCTGGTCGGCGACAAGGAACTCTACAACACGGCGGCCGAACTCACCAAGATCATGGGTCACAAGAACCCCGACAAGTTCTTCAATGACCCCGATGCGAAGGACCCGCAGACCGGGCAGCCGCTACATCCACCCGCACCACCGCCCCCCGATCCGAAGGTAATGGCGATCCAGGCGCAGGCGCAGAACGATCAGCAGGAGTTGCAGCTCAAGGCGCAGCTGGACAAGCAGAAGGCGACCGACGCCGCTCAGCTGGCTCAGTTCAAGGCCGAAATGGACGCCAAGCTGAAGGTCATCGATGCCCATCTGAAGGCGATCGAGATGGAGCGCAAGGCGCTGAACGACCAACAGCAGCACCACGCTACCATGGCCGAAACTGCCATGAACATGGTTGCGACCGCGCATGCTCACGATACCAAGATGGAGCAGGCAGACGCGACCCATCAGGCCAAGCTTCAGCAGATGAAGAGCAAGCCGAAGAATGACTGACGAAATCAAGCTCCAGAAGGACGCAGCCAAGGGCGTCCGTGCGAAGGAATTGCTGGAGCACGATCTATTGGCCGAAGCTTTTACCTCGCTGGAGCAGGCTTATACGCAAGCCTGGAGGCTAACCACGATCGATGACGTGACCGGCCGGGAAAAGCTGTTTCTCGCCATCAATGTCGTCGGAAAGGTGAGGGACCATCTCACCTCGATTGTGACCAACGGCACGCTGGCAGCCACAGAGTTGCGCCAGCTTGCCGAAACTGCCGAGCGCGCCAGGCGCTGGGATCAGGTTTAACCACAAGGACCATTCATGAGTGATGAACAAACCGCCGCCGGCGGTGATGACACTACGCCTGCCCCGACCGTGATCGCGCTGGATGGAGATGTCAGCTTCGACTCCGCCGAAAGCGCTGTCGCATCCCTCGTGGGTGCGCGCGAGAAAGCTGGAATTCCTGCCGAGAGCGCGGATGACGCGACCGCAGAAGAGGAATTGTCCGATGAGGACAACGCCGCCCCTCCGAAGGAGGCTCACGGTGAGGATCAGGATGCCGACCCGGCTGCAGAGCCGCCCATCGAGCGTCCGAAATCTTGGACTGAGGCCGAAGATGCCGAATGGCGAGCCACGCCTCGTGCTTTGCAGCAGAAGATTGTTGCACGCGAACTGGAACGCGATACCGCGCTTCGACGGACTCAGAATGAAGTCGCTGAGGAGCGCAACGCCGTAAAGGCTCAGCGCGAGGCGGCGGAAAAGGCAAAGCAGCAGTACGAAGCCCAGCTCCCGATCCTCATGCGGGAACTGGAAAGCAACCTTCAGCAGTCGTTCGGCGACATCAAGACGATGGATGATGTCGTCAAGCTTCAGACTGAAGACCCGTTCCGCTTTCAGGCATGGCAGGTGCATCAGATGCGCTTGCAGGCCGCGAAGGTCGAGACGGATCGTGTTGCAAAGGAGAGCGAGGCAGCCGAGCAGAACCGCTGGATGGAACACGTCCAGTCGGAAAATGCGAAGGCGGCCGAGTTCATTCCCGAACTCACTGACAAGGACAAGGCTGAAAAGCTCACCTTGCGAGTGGCGAGGGAATTGCTTCCCGATCTCGGTTTCAAGGATAGCGAATTGGCGGCGTTGGCGAATGGAAAGGAAAAGCTTTCCATCTACGACCATCGCATTCAGCGCCTGTTCGCGGACTCTCTGAAGCTGCGGGACATCCAGAACGCTCCGAAAGCTGTTGTGAAGCCCGATCTTCCTCCTGTTCAGCGGCCTGGTGTTGCACGAGCCCCGCGCTCGGAGAATGCAGCACTCGTTCAATCCCTCACCGACAAACTCAGCAATTCCGGCAGTGAAAATGACGCCCTTGAGCTCTTGTTAGCCAGGCGCGCATCTCGCCGGGCATCATAAGGAACGACGACTATGGCTATTCCTACCAATGCGTTCGCCACCGGCTCGGCCGTTGGCAACCGTGAAGACCTCTCGGACATCATCTATCGCATCGATCCGACCGATACGCCGCTCATGTCCGCGCTCGATACCGAGAAGGCGACCGCGGTCAACCACGAATGGCAGACCCAGGCGCTGGCAGCTGCTTCCGGCTCCAACGCACAGTCGGAAGGTGCCGACTTCGTCGCGGTTGCGGTCACCCCGACCGTTCGTCTGGGCAACATCGCGCAGATCAGCTCCAAGTATGCGCAGGTCACCGGCACCCAGAACGCCGTCAAGCACGCCGGCCGCGCCAATGAAATGGCCTACCAGGAGATGCTGAAGGGCCTCGAGCTGAAGCGCGACATGGAGACCATCCTGTTCGGCACCAACCAGGCGAAGGCCTCCACCGACCCGCGCAACTGCGCCTCGATCCTGTCTTGGATCAAGACCAACACCAGCAAGGCCGGCACGAGCCCTGCTGACCCGGCTGCGGCGGACGGTACCGGCACCCGCACGGACGGCACCGGCACCTTGGCGGCCTTCACCGAAGTCCGTTTGAAGACCGTCCTGTCCTCGATCTGGACCAACGGTGGCAAGCCGAACCTGATCTCGACCGGCGCCTTCAACAAGCAGGCGTTCTCGACCTTCACGGGCCGTTCGACCCCGATGGAAGAGGCGGCTTCGAAGAAGATCACGGCGTCAGTGGATGCCTACGAATCTGACTTCGGCAAGCTGAAGGTGGTTCCAGACCGTTTCCAGCGCGCCCGTGACGTGCTGGTTCTGGAGACAGCGAAATGGGCCGTGGCCTACATCAACGGCCGCAAGTTCGTCTCGGTCTATGTGGCGCCGACCGGCGACAGCCAGAAGCGCCAGATCCTCTCGGAGTACACCCTCGTTGCTCGCAACGAGAAGTCCTCGGGCGGCGTTTTCGACAACACGAGCTCGTAAGCCTCTTATCCTCAACCTCAGGCGCCCTTCGGGGCGCCTTTTTCTTTGGAGGCTTAGATGCCCCTCGTTCAGAACAAAACCAATCAGGACTATGTGCTTGCTGAAAGCACCACGGCGGGAACGACTGCCGTGTATGCAATCGCACCCATGGCGGGCCTCGTTGTGGCTGTCTTTGGCGCTCCCGCGACTGCCCAGGCCAGCACCGTGACGGTTGCCATCAATGGTACGACCGTCGCCGGCATGGGCATGACCCTTGCGGCTACGGCTTGGGCCACGACCGAAGTCGATCTTCCGCTCGCTGGTGCAAGCGCGATCTATGTCAACGCCGGCGACGTGATCAGCTTCACGGGCACCGGCGCGGCTGGTGCGGCTTACTCCGTCATCGTCAGGGCCTTCACCTAATCCAAGGGCGCCCTTCGGGGCGTCTTTGCTTTTTGGAGAAACCTTTATGTCTCAGTTTTCCAAAACACGGGTAGCCGATCAGGTGGCGGCAGGGACAGCCAATGCCGTGATCCCTCAGGCTGTGGCAAAGTTGCAGACCTCTGGGACGATCGCGGGCCGCGGAAGTGTCCTCGAAACGTTCGAGTTGCTTCAGTGGATGATCAATAACGGCTTCGCCATCACCTACAATTCCACCGCGATCACCCAAGTTCAGATCGGATCATAAATGGCCGTCTTTCAGATCAAG